ATTGTTTTAACCGAGGAAAATGTTTGCGGCCTGTTTGACAGAGGCGCGCATATGTAAACAGAAAAGGCTACCCAAAAGGGTAGCCTTTCCTCACTCCAAACCAATCCTAACCTCGGAAAAAGTAAACCAAGATTCCGATAATCATGGCAAGGATAAAAATCCATGCCAAGGCCTTATCGGTTTCTGGCGTATACTTCATCATTCGGCATCCTCAGACGGGACATCTTCGGTTCCATCTTCGACTTCAGGTGTTTCAACCGTTACGGCGTACATGATGAAGCCAGACTTTTTCTTCTTCTTTTTCTTCGGGGCCTCGTCAAGACCAAGCAGGCTGTCAGTCTGAGCCATGATTTCAGCATCGACGGGAGAGACTCCTTCTTCATCTTCCTGTTCCTCACCGTCGTCAGTTTCCTTGACTTTGAGGTGGGAAGACCAGAACTGAGTATCATCGTTGCTCGGGTCCTTTTCGAAATTGAAGGTGTATTCAGCTACGTCACCAAGTTCCTTGTCAACCTTCTTCTTTACAGCGATGGAGACAAGGAATGCTTCGTAGGAGAATGATGCAAAGGTAACGTTAACACGAAGAGGGTCATCAAGGTCGCACTTCGTGTTTCCATAACCCTTGTTCGTTACGAAATCTTTCACGCTAGCAAACGCATTGTCAAGGTCCTGAGTACCATCGAGAAGATGCTTTCCAGCACCGCTCTCACTGGTCTTGATGGAGAACTTGACAAAAGGAACATTGTCCTTTGTCGCAGGCGTGTATGCACTGAGGTAGCCACTGAATTCCTTCTTCATGTTTCCTCCTTAGACAGGCTGCTTACGAGGACGGCCACGCTTCTTCGGAGCGGCAGAAGCCTGTGCGGTAGATGCCACAGCCTTGTCGGACTTAGCAGGACGGCCACGCTTCTTTGCAGCAGCGGTCTTTGCAACAGTCTTCACCTTCTTGGCAGGTGTAGCACTGCCAATAACAGCGCTCTTCTTATCCTTGTTTGCCACGACGACCTCAGCGGCAGCGTCAGCAAGCTTCTTGGCTGCATCATCGTTCAATCCATTGAGGGAGAAGAACTTGGTGAATGCACGAACGGTAGCAAGACGGAGACCGAGGTCTGCATCAAACTTATCCATGTACTGCTGGAAGGAACGACCGACGTAAATCACGCCATCAACATCCTTGCTGTTCTTGTTGGAATGGTAACGTTCGAGAGTAACTTCGGTGTTACCAGTTGTCCAAGACGTAGACACGCGACGACCGAATTTGTCAGTCTTGCGTTCGACGTGAAGCTGGGTGAAAAGTTTGCTTGTAAGCTTCAAACGAGTTGAAGGCATTCCTGTGATATTGAGTTTGATAATCATATTTTTACCTTTTGTTGAGTGAGACTTTTCATTTCACTGACTAAGAATATAGTACATTAAAACCCCTTTGGCAAGGGGTTTCGTGAAAAAAGTTACTTTTTCTTGGTTTGTTTAGACTTTTTTACATTAACGACAGGTTTTCCCTTCCCCTGGATTATCGTTTTTATCTTGCTCCAAGTCTCCTCGTTAGTGTGAGTAAGCTTTATAAACCAATCAGGTTTGTCATTTTGGAGAACCGCAGGCTTGATATAAGTCTCGTATGCGTCCGCAACATGTTCTACGGATATACGGTCGAACAGATGGTAGAGGTTGGTGACGATAGTGCTCTTGTACTGTTCCATGGAAGGATTAGACAAAAGTGCTATCATCGTCTTGGTCACATTGTTGCACAATTCAGTCTGGTAAATATCGAGCATCTTGGAAACACGGCTTGCGGAAGCGATTACCTTAACCTGATTCGTCTCTAGGAGGTAATTCTGCGGATTGAACATCCGCTTAGTACACAGCCAAGAGAAGAAGCACAACGCCTCGTTCGGGCCGAGATGGCTAGCGGCATCACTCTGAATAAGCGTGGGGTCTACCTTGTAATCACCAAGTTTAATTCCATTGGTGTACATCTTCGAGAAGTTTTCCCACGCTCTCGGGTTGACCGTGTTTTCATCTTCAAACTGCTCAACGTCGTCCATCTTGTACAGATGCTCGTCAGTAGCTTGGTCGATGTAGTTGATGATATCAGGGTGAATACCATGCGTCGTAGCCCATGCCAGCCAGTCAGGCTTGTTGACATCAATGTATATTCTGGACATACGGGAGAACAAAGCACGGTTCAGCTCGTCAACATCGTTACTTGCAATACTAGACGGGTTCATAGCACATATAACCCTTGAACCAGGCACCAGCCTATGCCCAAGGAATTCCTGTTCCTTGGTACAAAGCTGCATGATTGCGTTGATTGTATCTTTCTTGGCACGGTTGATTTCGTCCAAGAACAGCAACACGGGCTTGTTGCGGGAAAGCCAGTCAGGAATCGTATGGGAATGAACTCCGTTGACTTCTCTAAGAAGACCACTTAGGTCTCCCGTTTCACCAGCTTCGGCACAACGGAGCTTGACAAGTTCAAGACCAAGCGTTTGAGCAAGGTCGAAAACGAACTCGGTTTTACCAATACCAGGTTGCCCGATAAGGACACAAGCAGTCTCGGGTGCCAACCTCAGTATATGAGCCTTTGCCTTTGAAAATGAAGCCATAATCTATTGCAACATGTAGAGGGTTTGTGACGTAATTTCCTTGCCGTTTGTCACGAAGATGTAACTGGAAGCAGGGAAAGTCTCGTGCAGTTTTTCAATACTGTATTCGTTCGGGCCGACTATTGACGGGTTGAGGTAAATAGGAATGCACTTTCCTCCAAGGAACCATTCACCACCACGATGCCAGTGACCCATGATAGCCACATCGAAATCAATGCCCATCTTCATGAACATGCCGTAGTCCTTGAAGTTGTCTCTGGTGACAGTGCTAATCGGGGAGCAGAATGCACCGCCGCCACGATATGCGTCACCGTGTTCAATCTTCCACTTCTGTTCGCCAATTACGGCAATGTCAGACGGAGCTTCGGAAACATGGATGGATACGGTCTTGTCTTCGGCAAAGGCTTCCTCGATGAACTTGTACAGGATGTACTCGTAGTTATCGTATGCCTTATTCTTTGCCTGCCATTTCTGGTTTGTACGGGAATGGTTACCAACTACGCAGTAAACATTCATCTTCTTGAACTGGTTCTTTAGGTTCTTGAAAGCGCCTACGATGAACTTGAAGTAGTCAACAAGGAGCTTAGTGAGCGGGCCAGCGTTAGTCTCTTTGAGTTCGTCATGGATGTTGCCAGAGAAAAGGTCGCCAAGCATGAGAATGTCAAGGGTTCCGCACTTGTTGTCACGGGCCATTTCAAGAGCCTTTTCAAAAAGTTTGAGATGACGTGCCTTGGAAATGTCTGGATTGTACTCGTTGATTCCGTGGGTGCTGGCACTTGGAACAACCTCGCCATAGTGAGCATCCGAAATAGGAAGAACGAGGTGGTTTTCACCATCGTTAGCCTTCTTGACATTGATGTAGAACTTGTCGTATTCAACTTCGGTAAGCTCTGTCTTCAATGCCTCAGCCAACTCGGTTGCAACATACGAACGAACCCTGAGCTTATTGTTTTCAGCACGGAGGCTGTTCAGCTGCTTTTTTAAGTAGGTATTTTCGCTTTCCCTACGGTCTTCGACTGGGTCTTCCTTATCCTGCGGATATTGGGGAGTTTCCTCGTCCTTAGTCAAAGCAGCGTTGTAAGAGTTGAATCTTTCGGAAAGACGGTCGAAGCGCTTGCGTAGAGTATCCTTGGAAATGCCAAGGCCAGCCTTATCGATTTCTTTCTGTGCATTATCAAGTAGTTTCTGGCGGTTCCAGCCATACTTCTGTGCTATCTTGAAGAGTTCCTTCTGTTCAGCATTCAGAGTGACCACGAACCCGCTTTCGGGGGTACTTGTTTTCATATTTAAATTCTCAACATTAGAGGGTTTAACTTCTATGTTGAAATATATGTTTTTTCAAAGCTACTCTGAAAAAATATTTTTTATAAAGGATTTTACCCCGTCAGCATACCTCAGCAATGTAGACTTCAGGATTATGAACACGCACTACATATCCGTCCTCATTCTGAAGGTTCAGCCCAGGGCAATATGCCTGGGTATCAAGTATGGCGTTCGAATAGTCCATAACCGCTGCCATATAGCTTAGATGCATAAAATGAGTCGCTTTAACCTTGCGGTTGACATACAGCACAGTCTGCATACCGCCACCAGTGTACTGGTCGTGCGTAGAATATACAGCCGACGCTATAATTAGTCTACCAATATCATTCGCACTATCTGGGTCAGCAGCGGTTTTTATTTCTAGTGGTACAGTTATATTGATTTGATATATTCCGTTATGTGGAAATTTCACAGTACTATTGGAAACAGAAATTCCATTACTTAAAATATTCCCACTAGGAACAGGTACGTTCGACGACGTTGTAGCATTGCAGTCCGTCATGCTACTACCAACCACACCCCAATCATTACTGCTAGTGGAGTATTGCTCTCGTGATTTTGTTATAAGGTAGGCCTTTGTTCTTGCTTTTGCAAATGCGCCCACGTTAATTTTGTACGGAGAGTTGCCTATCTGAACAGGCATCCATCCCGCAGTCGCCTGCTCATATGTCGCTAATTGTTGGTCACCAATGGGTGAACCTGGAATAATAATATTGCTCATAATAATTTCCTATCGGCTATCTAAGTCTTATCGTAGTTCCATCGGGCCAAAGCCATGCTCCGTCTTCCGTGTTAGGCAGAAGCCAGCTTTCTGGCTGACGCAATTCATTATAGTCATCAAACATGCCCAAAGTCGGGTCTCCGAGGGTTCCACCAGTCCTTGCAGAATTGCTAGGAATGTCGGCACCTGGGTATGCGCTACGGGCAGGCCTGATATGCAGCTTGATATTCCAGAAGTTCACCTCTGGAACAGAACCTTCCTTCGGGTCACCGTTGGCATCCATCGGGGTCGAAATGCTTTCATACAAGTTCCTGAACTTGATTGTTCCATTCAACTTTCCTTCGTCATCGTACGGGAAACTTTCCAACAGGAACGGTACGCAGCCTGGGTTCATTTCCATTGCAGGCTGTTCGGCATAGCGCTTGTACAGAGAATCTGTATAGTCGCTACCAGCCCCGCAAGGCAACTGCCATAGAGGCTGTTCTTCACATGCCTTGACATATTTGCTAGCGCTAAACTTCTTGTTTTCAACGCCTTCGCTCATTGGAACTCTGTTTGCATATGACTTCGGATTGCCATAGGCATAAGACTTTTCCTTATAGTCGATTGTCTTGGCACCGTATAGAGGTGTCAGGAAGCAGGTAGGATATTGACGGTAATCCTTGACAATCCACCTTCCGAGAGCCGACGAGAACATAACCTTGACATGCACCCTTGTGTACATTCCAGCGAACTCGCTTGAAATAAACGTAGACGAGACATTTTCCAACGGAGTCGTCAGTGACAGCGGAGCCGAATCTGGGTCAGTATCATTATCAGAAATCAAGTTGTATGTCATGTTGACATCTTCGGGGTCTTGCCCTTCCGCAGTTGCAAGGTCGCAATACTTATGCTGAGCCGCCATTCGGCTACTTGCATTGTCATTGTACAAAGTGACTTCATGTGCGTGGAGAAGTTCGCTAAACGGTTCATTCGTATCAGCAGTTTCAACATTGATTGCCCTATGTGCATCATAGAGATGCAGCGGCATTCCGTTGGAATACATAGTCAGCAAAGACTTCATGTAGTCAACCACTTCTTTATTATTTATTTCTGGTTTTAGGTTGACTGAAATCAGTTCAGCGCTAAGCGTCTTAGCATCATCATTATTGTATATAGCCACCTTGTCAGGGATAGCAAGGAGGGCTCGCTTAACGTCCGTGTCTGTACTCTGTGCCACCACACGCAATGCATTCCTACTAACGTCAGGGAATGCAACACCGTCCGTGGACATTACATGTGAAGTCGGGTAGAACGGTTCCATGTCACGGTTATCAAATTCGCTTGCCGCAGTGGTGAGCCACGAAATTGACCTAAGTCCTCTCTTTATTACAGGCAGTTCAAGGAATCCATGAACAAAGGCAGCATATTGGTTGCGAGTCTTTGGAGTAGGATTTGGCAAGAACATTTTGAACACGCTGTTTTCTGCTGTATAGTTGAACGGGGCATCATCTTCGGCAATATCCAAATATGGGTCAACCGTTCTCTGCGTTGTTCCATCATCGTCCTTTAAATCAGAATAGCGGGTATTACCTACTTCATCATCACCATATCCATCAGATTCCACGAACGGGTCAACATCATCAGCATAGAATATCCTGAAATTTTTTGTATTGGTATATTCATCCCAACCAGCATAGGCAAGATTTCTGTACAGCTTTGCATCCACGCCAAGGCAGTTGTTCGGCAAATGAATTATCTTTGTCTCCCAATCGTTAAGTCGTTGGAGGTTGTCGGTATCATCACCGATATCTGGAGTAGGAGTATATTCATCTGTTCCATCACCCCACTTAGTATTCTTCTTGTCGTCATAATTCCGAGTAGAGACATAACCAACACGAGCCAACTTGAAGTCGCCAATAAGGTCGTAGAAAGCCTTTCTTGCACGTCGGGCAACATACATGTTATCCTTGTCCTCATCATCAACATCAGCATCGAGTGATGACGGGAGGGTTACCCTAAGGAGTGAGCCAAGAACAGAATTTCCTACTGCGGTATCGTTATTATCTTCGCAATAACGCAGTTCAGACATCGGATGGAATCCACGGTATATGTCGCTGAGGCCAGAATATACTCGTTCGTTCATTTCGAACACAAGTCTGGTCAACGGTTTGGCCCCGCCACTAACATAGTCCACGTTGGCATTTGTCGTCAAGCCAAGGTGACGAATGCGGTTTCTTCCGTTAAGTCTCCACGGGAAAGTGTTTGTCGATGTCGGATAGATAGTGGCGATGATAGAATCATTGTCAATAAGCTCTGGTTCACGAGAACTGTCGTTGCTGAACGCTCCACTATCTTCTGTATGTTCGGTCAAGCCATCCTGTGCATCAACCGTCCTTACGTCAACCATGCAGGTTGCATCCTTGGAATACATCGTCCATCGTCTTGTTGAACGGTTATACGGGAAATCCTTTCCAGTAACAGTTATATCAGAAACAATGCCATGTATTTCGTTATAGGCATCTGGAACTACTGCCGAAGAAAATGTAACCTTGATACCGTCTTCCGATGACTGGGTTGACACAATACGCTTTTCTTCTTTGTGAACTTCAATCACCTCGAAATCAAGCAGGTCACCAACGGAAACTCCAGATATCGAATCGATAATATATTGAGGTTTATCACCAGTCGCCCGTTCTACATTGCAGGTGTCATCATTGTATTCAACTGCATAGTCGGTTCCATCGTATGGCTTGAGCAATTCCCTTCCAAAATCAACGACCACATTATCTTCGGTGATGTCAGTAACCTTTCCAATAATAGGTGTCTTGACATCGTATTTCAACAGAATGCTATCACCGACCTGTGCAGGAATGCTTGACCTGTTATTGAACAGTACCGTATAATCGTCGTTATCAACAACTCGACCATCATTCAATATAGTATTCGTCAGACTTCCGACAAAATGGAAGGTTTTAGGACATTCATAGCGATTGTACAATCCGAACGCAATCGTCGATGCGTCAGTGTCGATTGGATGTTTTGGTAAAAGCGTAAACGAATTGTCTGTTGTCGTTATTCCACGGTTCGGCACGGCGTTGTTCGGAAGCGGAGTTTGCTTTCCCGACAAGATATACACTCTCGGCTGTGACACATAGTCTGTAAAGCTTTTAAGCGCCTCCTTAACAGCCTCGTCAGTTTGTCCAACCGTATTTGGCTGACTTACAACTGGCAGCGCAACATTAAGTTCCAACTCGGTTCCGTCAGCAAGGTCCAACGCAGTAGGCAAATGGATGAACGTTTTTCTCGGAGGAGCCGACACCATGTTTGCCAAGTCTTGCTGAATGACAAACGTATGCCGCTCGCCAGAAGTTACATTGTTGAGCGTTATGTTGTTGTTATCGCTCGTCAACGGAGTTTCTGACGGATAGTCCGCATATTCATTAGTACCAGCAGTTGACATCAGCCAATCATGCAGCTGACCTATGTTAGACAGCAACAGGTCATCGTCTGAGGAAATGCCAGAACAGTCGCCTAAGCCACTCGTGTCAATAACATGTCCAAACGCATCAAGAACAACAGTCCTTCCAGCAATCGAGTGAACGATTGCTCCATGACCTAGGAACCACTTTACCAGCAATCCGTGAGCATCGACTGGATATTCGGCACCAAGGAACTTACCACAATCAATAGCCGCACCAAGCCTGTTACGCAGATACTCGGCAACTTCCTCGTCGCTAACCCTGTTTCGGTAATGGTCATGCACGTTGTCGTTTTCAGTTCCGTCAAATGTAACCGCCTTTTCTGGGTCACAGGTTTCCTCGTTAGATGTCTTGTACATCCAAGTATAATACAAGATTTCCGTAGCTGGCGTTCTCGATACGATGAGTTTGTAAATACCGCTGTTCTTTCCGTTATTAGTAAACTTTACAAACAACGGATTAGCTGCAGATGTTTCAACCTGCTCAGGGTGGAATGTCACGGTACATGCGATTCCAGTGGCAGGAACAAGCGTTTGCGGGACAATGTAGTTCTCGCTGAAAACGGTATAATCTCCGTTAATCGCCTCATAGGTAGCATCATCGACAGCAATCGTTACTGGGCATCCAGCATAAAACGTAGCATGCTCGTCGGAGATTTGGTAGCCAGTGCCGTCGCTTGTCAACTTGGCTTCCACTTTAAACGTGTCGTGGCTACTGTCTGTACGAGGAAAGCTGAACTTATCCTTGTACACCATAATCGGTGTAACCGAGGCTTCCCCTGTCATCAAATCAGGCTTTACCAGCATTTCCGCTGTAAACTTGGTTGGAGGGGGCAAGCCAGGTTCATATCCGCTTCGGTTCACGAATGGAAAGCCTAAAGGACTCAGCGTAAAATTTCCATGGGCATCGCCCCTAACAGGAACACGTTCGTGAGTTACATAATCCTTTATTTTTATACTTCTGCTTTCCATCGGCTCTCCATTTTTGCAATTATAGTTTATAATCTGGTACATAAATCCGCCCAAGAATATAAACTATAATCAGAGGCAATTCCATGAGGAAAACACAATGAACTTTATCGATTTCATCAACGAATACGTCGAAGACGACGCTTTCAAGAAAACTATCAATTCCCTTTACGACGTATGGGTGAAGAACGAGAAGCATGGCCAGTTCGAATCTGCTGTTACCGTACAGCCGCAGACAACGGTTTCTACCGCAAACACGCCAGAGCAGAATGCAGCCGCAGTTCAATCACAACAGGGCCAGCAGAAGGTCGAGCCGAGAACGATTCAAGGTGACCTAAACAACCTGAACTCACAGCAGGCAATGTCGCTCGCAGCCCGTTTCCAAGAAATCGAAAAGCAGAAGGCAGAAAATGACAAGGCAGCTGCTCAGGCACAGGAAAAGCTCAATACCGAACTCGACGACCTTCAAAAGAACTTCAACGCAGTTGCCAACGGAAAGACCAACAACATCGTAGGATAACGCAATGTCAACGTTCAACCAGCAACTAAGATATCTCAAAAGGAATGAACCGTCACTGTACGAGTCCATTTCCAAGGCATACCGCAAATGCCTGATGGAATCCAACTTGGCCCCGCAAACGCCCCCTACAAACAACGATGCGGCTAAGACAGAACCTGAAAAGACCGAAATCAATCAGACCAATACAAAAGGCGTAAACAACCTTATGGACAAGGTTCATTCAATGGTTGGCGTTAACGAGAACAAGAAGGAAGGCACGGAAATCTTCGACAACAAGGGCGATGATATCGAGACCGTACAGCCTGACCCTCAGCAGCAGGCTGAACTATTCGGTCAAACCCCGCCTCCTGCCGAAACTGGCGACACAGGGTTCCCCGAGGCTACCCAGCCTATGGAAAGTCCCACCGCCGACACCGACGGACTAGGCCTCGACAATCTGTTCAGTGACGATGGTACAGTCACAGAACCCGAACAGCCTATGGAAGAAACCCCAGCGGAAGAGCCCGTTGCAGAAGAGCCCGTGGCGGAAGAACCTCCCGCAGAAGAGCCAGCGCCCGAAGAGGACTCGGGAGACGGTCTCGACCTTGACAATCTATTCTAAATGGAAAAGGCGGCTTTAAGCCGCCTTTGTTATATGACCCAAAGGTATTAAACTTCTGTTTCATCACCAAATTCATGCAGTCTGTTGGTCAGACGTTCAATCTCTCGATTGTACTTGCAAGTCTTCCAGTATTCCCTGTCTGTAGGATATTCCTTGCGTGTGATAATCATGTTGTCAGTCAAGTCACCAATCTTTACGATGGTGGCATACTTGTTTTCCATAATTTTGCTGAGATACTCTTCACGACAAGAGGTCTTGTTGTGTGATAGGTGGGTAACAGCTTTCCACACAGCTTCGGGGAAGAACATGCTTAAATCAGTCTGGCAGAACCCGCCGTTATCCAAGATGTCGTGGAGATACCCTACGGTGATAACTTCGTCGTTATAGCCGTTTTCTTCGAGGAAATCTACAACTCTCTCAATATGGGATAGTAATGTTCCACCAGCCTTATCCTTCTGGTCCACATGTGCAAATTCGGCAAAATCGTGTGCTGTCGTCTTCTGGTTTCCAGTGCATTTATAGCATCGTAGAAACTTATTTATTTCTGAACGTGTATGCATCTTTCTCCATGGTGTTGATGCCAACTTAATTGTATGACATCTCGACCTTCCTTCACTACTAAATTACATTTTTTAAAGTCTATTCTGACACAGGTTCTAACGAAGTTTTTTCAAACGGGTCGGCAAACATCGGGAAACCAGCTGTTTCATAGCCTTTATACTCGTTGCCAGGTCTTGTATCATCCATAATACCCTTGTTAGTCGGGTCAACAAAGCCGACAGGGCCGATGAACACATGGTCTGGCAGCTGGTAGTAGTCAAACAGCTTCCACTTGCCATCCTTTGCTGAATACACGAAGGATGCACGGTACATCACGGGCCTGTTAGGCACACCGATGTTTTCATCGTACACATAGAAGTTCGTGAGCCTTGCCATACTGAACTTTGCCAGCGGGTTAAGCGTACATGAGCCGCTCTTCGCCTCGTCCGCATCGTCAACGGAGTACACATAAATCTGTGCCTTATTGATGATGAGGTCATTGGTAGACTGCCCGTTGTATGCTGGGTTTGGCCATATTCGGAAGAAGAAGTCGAAGGTATATCCGTCCTCTGGTGTATTCTCGCCATTTCCGTCATCGGGCTTTCCGTGAACGGGAAGGTAGATACACAGTCCTTGGTCAAGGTCAGGTCCGTCATAATTGATGTAGTTGACGGTAGATACATCCTCTGCTGAATGGTCGAATATCATGCTTGCACTGTACGCCTGTCTCTCTGTGATAGGAACATTCGGGTCGTATTCACAAGTATTTCCCTCAACCCAAGCATCAGCGGTCGAATACGGGAACATTGAATAGTTCGACGTATTGAACACACCTACCCTGCGAGCATACGTGCTGTCAGGCATCTTGTACTTGGCATTTCCTTCTACACCGATATTGACTCCAATATCAGCATAATCCGAGCCTACATTCTGCAGCACAATGCCCATAAAGTCATTGTCTGGTTTCATCCTGACTACCGATGATACGCTAAACTCGTTGCTTATCGGGAGAAGGACGATTTCCTTCCACAGCTGGTCCTCGCCAACATAATCAACATAGCTGCCATCAACCAGAGTACCCAAGTAATCGGCAGGGTCGCTAAGGTTGGCATTGTCATCGGCAAGGTTTACAAACAGGTGGTAATTTTCGCTTTCGTCTTTCCGAGCAACAAGGTCTCCCTTGTTGTATGACTTTCCAGATTCCCATACAGAACCGAGATATACAGCCTTTGATGTTCCTAGGTCTGTAAGATAAAGCGGCTCTGTACCATCACCCGTAGTTACCACATAGACTGAACCATCATTGATTACAACGTGATTTTTTTGCTTGGTCGTTGCCGAACTGTATTCGGAAATCATGAGAGATGTCTGTGCATCTTCCGTTGAAGTCTTGGCCGAGTCAACCACATATAGGCTGTACCCTTCCGTTTCGGGATTGCGGTAAATTGCATACGGGAGAGTTTCAGCAGCTTCTTTGCTGTCAAAGACGAATGTATCAATGAACGCCCTCCAACGGGTTCCTCCATTGTTGACAACATTGAGTCGAATCACCACGTCATCCTTTCCTTCATCGGTCGCATCAGTAGCGGCAACCATTCCGTACTCGCCATCAAGGTCAAACGCCTTTGACGCAACAGGAGTTACCAAAGATATGCTTGCCGTCTTGGACTGGGCCTTCTTGGTAGGAATCGTCCATGTATGGAAATACGGTGCACTGTTCTTCATCAGGCGTACCGTGAGGTAATCCTTTTCCGAATTGTTCCATTCCATCAAGGCATTGAAAATAGATTCGTAATTGTAGTTGTTCCTAGCGATGTCACGCCCGATAGATTCAATAGGAAATGCGTTTGAAAAGCTCTGTGCCATAAAAACTCCAGTCGATTATTAAGCTCCTACTATTGCAGTGCCTGTTGGTTCCTGTCTTCTAACCAAGTTTGCATCTGTAATTGCGTTTACATTAAGAATGCCGTTTGTCCATTTTATTGTACCCTGACCTTCGGTAAAACTTGATGGGTATATGCTAATGAAATCCAAATTATAGACTTCCATCCATATTTCGTACAATGCAGGCGTTGTTAGCGAAGGCTGGTTGGTAGGTACAGCCTTTACTTTACCGCACGCATTTTGAGCGCCTGTGATACGGCCAGTTGAGTCAATGGAATGTCCGCTTATATTCACAGAGCCACCTGCATTGAGCAATCCAACTGCGTTAAAGTGAACTTCACGTTTAGCACATCCTTTACTACCAGACGCCATCACACTAAATGAGCCAGCTACATAGCACTGGATTCCATTCACAGGGGCTGGAACGGTAAAATTCGCTATCTTCACCCATCTAGTGGTATCTATCGTAGTAGTGCCGTCATTAAAGGCGCATTGCATTGTACGCCTTATGACGATATCATCCATGAGGGCAAGTTTGTCAACCTGCATGATTTCAGGTTTGGTCGTCTGGCCGTCAGCATTAACCTCGGCTTCCCTGTAACGCATCATTACAGGGTGGATGTGGTCAACAGGGCCAGGTCCAGGCAATATCAACTTGACCGATTCATTCTTGCACGAAGCATCGTAGTCAGGACTCTTGTTGTCACCGCCAACAGACGAGAAGATGTGGGCCGATACGGAACCACCAGCAGCAAATTCATCAATGCCCCAGCACGTTCCGTCACGTTCAGGCAAGATGAAGTTCGCACATCCATAATGCACGTCATTTGCCGTTGCAATCAAGAAGCCAGCGTACATCACACGGGCGAAGTCAGGTTCTTTCTTGTTATCAACAGTTGCACAACCGCAAACCCAGTCATGGCAGTGGCTCTTTCCATTGCCTGTCAAAGCAAGTGTTCCAATGGTTGATGTGGACGGTGAAATTTCCAACCTAGGGCCAGCAACATATACCTTACTCTTGGAGGCAAGGTGAACCATGTTTGCTGAATACAACGACAGCGTATTAGCACTGCTTATTGCAATGTATTCAGAATCTGCGTACAAACCGTTAGCAACGACGTTATCCTTCCATACGGCATAGCTTCCTTCTGGGGCATATCGGCTAGTGCAGATATAACCGTCCTTAGTCACGAGACCGTTCGTGATATTGAAGTTTGTCTTCAATTCACGGATAGCGTTTTCACCCAAGAGTTCGAGTGCGGTGTTACGAGGCATATTCCTGTTGTTCACATCGCCATGGTCTTCAAACCAGTTCTTGTCATAGAAATTTATTGCAGCAAGGCAGCTCTTGTCGGCATCCTTCGAACGGTCAGTAAACCTACCAATAACCATCCTGTTATTGCTTAGGCCGATATGGCTCGTATGGTATTGCTTATAGTCATCCGTGTCAAGCGTCTCGTCGTTCGGGTCGTTGCATGCAACTTCAAGAGAACCTTCAGTTACTTCAAGATAAAGTTCACGGTGCTCCTTGTTGTCGGTCGTAGAAACCCAGTGACTAATGTCAGTCTGATGCTGGTCATTGACCATACCCATCATGATGTATGCATTCGTTTCGGCATGAATATAATCACGGGCAACCATGAACGCATTACGACGATATACCTTACTGTGAATATATCCGTCAGCATCACTGCCGAACACGCCAACACCGACGTACTGGCTCTGGATTTCGTCACCTTCTGGGATGTAACCAGTACCCACAATGAAGTTCGGACGGACCATCGGGAAGTTTGCACATCCTGCGACAGTCTGGTTGAAACCAGCAGCTATCGTCAGGTAGTTCAACGCAGTAGAGTTTGCACCGAAGAACCTACGGGTCTTTGCAGCTGACGTACCAGAATACTCGTAAGTATAGCTCGTGTAATCGTCAGAACTGTACCTTGCGACACGACCACCATCGACACCTATTTCACTGTACTTGATGTTGTCTTTAAGGATGAACCTTGTGTATGAACCATGGTCTTCTATTCCAGTAATGCTTGTTAACTGATGGCGGAGTTCGACACCGAACCAGTTCAGATAGTTCTTTCCGTCAATGGTCTGGTCATAAATGATAACTTGGTCGCCAACCTTGAAATTGGACAAAGAGATGGGAGTCAACTCATTCTGGTTGATGTAGATATCAAGAATGTTGGTCGGATTGTACTTTGTAAGAGTCCTTGCAGTTTCTGGTTCACAAACGTTGGTAACAACTTCGCAGCTCTCATCGATTTTCGTAAGGTTCGGAACCTTGAACAGCATGCCAGGGAATCCAACCGTATTGAAACGGTTTGCAGCAAATCCATGACTACCGAGAACAACGAGGTCTTCGCCTCCTGCTGTCATTCCGTTATTTCCATGAACTTGGTTATTCAAACCAGCGTAGATACCTGCATACTTTGCCTGTATCATTGAGTTACGGGATATTCCGTGGGAATCATTACCAAAAACGTAGGTAGAGCAACCGCCAACCGTATCGTGAGTACCACGCAGTTTCGTATTATAGCCATAGGCAAGGCTGTAACCATAAGATGTGTAAACACCTCCGCTAGAAGGCTCGTCGGCACACCTGTAAGTATACCTGTCAGTGCCGTCATCTCCACCGAGAACGATATTTGGAGCGCTTACCTTGAACTCATTATCGACATCAAACCACCAGTTTCTTCCACCAGCAACATGGTCAACCTCATCACCAGCAGAACCGAGGATAAGGGACATGTAGTAGCCCATCGGAAGCAAGTACGTCTCATACTGGGAATACTTGTCCACCTCCATGTTCTCGTCGAACACAGGGGTTCTCAGGTTGAGAGGAATTGGAGATGAATTCAGGATGACGGTTTTATCGGCTGCGTTGATAATCCGCTCAATCCAATACTGGTTATCTTCCTTCTTGTTGCTGGAATTCAGATACAGAATCTTCGAGTGGGTTACCACCGCATGAAGCAGCTCGTCGCTATCGGCATCGGCGACAAGGAGCGGGTTGGCGTTCGCAGCAGGCATGAACTTTTCACGAACATTGTTGCATGCGGTTTCAAAGGTGTCCTTTTCAAAACCGAGGCCAGCCCATTCATTATACAGCCTATAAAGGAGATAAATGTCGTTTCGGGTCAGCGTCAGTTCGACGGAACTCTTTGTAACAGTGTATCCGTTTGATGTACCATATCTGAGTACAGACCTAATCAATGCGTTCAGGACGCTTCTTGCGTTATAGGTCAATACGTCAATTTCTTTCGTCAGTCGTTCCAGTGTCATAGTCTAGCCGATAAATTCAATCAAAAATAGTTTATAACCACGCACAAAAAACATATTCGGAATTTACTGTTCCAATTCGTTCAAGTCTACGACTTTTCGGGCATACTGTTTGGGAGGGTCCCTGTCTGAACAGGTCTTAACCCACAGTATCTTGCCAACCCTGTACTTTTTGCATAGTTTAAGCTCGGGATAGAAATCCATGTCGCTTACGATAACTATGCCGTTATATCTAGTTCGGCAGGTGTCCAGCATTCGGAAAACACAGTTGCAGTCGGTTCCACCGCCAGTGGAAACGGCAAATTGCTTCTTCTTTTTCATCATAGGGGTTAAATGGACGGGCTTGGTGCATTTGGTATTCCACCAGCAATAATCAATATCGACATCCTTTCCAACGGCCAAAATCAGTGAAATTATCCTAGAAACTGCACTTGTAGGCATCGAACGGCTGACATCGCCAGCAACAAGCAGTTTCGACTTGTACTCGGCAATATGACCGGGGTACATCAAATCGAAACGACGGTTCCTCTTGAACCTACATTCACGCCACCCGCATTCAACAGACTGGGACACGAACTTTCTGATTATTGTACGACCCTGTACCTTCTTTTCCGCTTTCGACAGCATGCTAATCACACCGTTGGCATCAGCCGTTCCCCAGCTTCCGCCTCCGTTAACAGCCGCCTGTTCAACCGCTTCGTTTATGCTGCTTTCGGCAGTCCACTCGTTGGCCCTAGTTTCATCATTCAGGTAGGTAGACATTCCGCCAGACGGGTTCTTTTTACTGGAGTCATCCTTCTTCTCGCCGTCGTTATTTTGACCACCATTCTGGCCCTCGGTAAGCAAATTATACAGGATTTCGATACTTGCATTCCTGTAATCGTATTCCTTGTAGAACTTGCTGAAATACAGCCTGTTTACATTGGTTTCCATTTGTGATACTTTGGCGAGAATCTTGCCGTAAGCAGTGTTATTCACGCCAATATCGGAACACAGACCCATTCTTAGTGCAATCAGGTCAGATGCCATTAAGGATATCTGCTTGTTGCTGTATAGACGGGTGGTCACATGGCCGAGACCGATTCGGACGGCCTCGATATAGAAAATCACTGCAAGTTCCTGAGGTTCGAGCGTAGATACGAAATCAGGGTTAATCTTAACATAGAGCTTGCCGTTCTCTACGGCGCTTGCCACCGTGTTAACATCATCAAAGACGAACTCGGCATATCCGAGAACCGCATGCGTAATAGGTGCGTATTTAAACAAGAGATACTTGGCGAGCCTTGTAACGTCTTCGGGTTTTCTGTTTGTGCTTGCTGCGTTCATACTTTGTCTTTTCCTGTTCTTTCATAAAAATATATTGTTTTGACGAAAGTCTGGAAAAATAATACGACGTGCAGATGCCAGCCCGAAGCATTAGAAGATGACAGATATGATGTTCTTTAAGTGTAAGTTCTACTTTATTGGTCTTTTTGTTGCTACCGCCGCACGAAACTGGGGTTATGTGATGTTTTTCGCATAGCTCCCCTATTACATATTCCCGTTTCTGTGCCTTCCTGATGATACCGTAATAGATAGCCAAGTAATTCAATAGACTCACCTCTTCGCCTTGCTATAAATATAACCATTGGAATCGAAATTCGTGTGGACACCGATACTTTTCAGGTAATCAAGTACCTTGATTATCTTGCTCGGGTAGGTCAGAGCCTCCTTCATGCTGCCCTTAACTGCAACCGCCTGATTAGGAGTCATCTCGCCACGAAGTACTTTTCGATACAGTTGAGGGATGCTCACATCTTTGTTGTGGTCGAACTGGTTCGGGAACTGTCCGATGCCACCGTTGTAGCATGCGAAGACAAACCTCATGTCGCCATGGAACTTATCATCGTCTTCCTGACCCTTCACCATATTGACCTTGTTGCTACGAGCACTATCGTACATGATGTACAGCAGGTAACTTGCCGCCATGTTGATTGCATCTTCAACAATCTCCGCATCTCTCATTGGTGCGGAACCCAACCCGAACTCCCCTGCATGAGACCTTGCGTCTTTTATAGCATCCTTTCCTAGCTGTGCAATCCCCTTATAGGATGAAGTCTGTGGCTTGTCGTTAAACATGCTCTCTACACAGATAAGGGCAATCAGTTCAGCCTCGCCGATACCCCGACTGGCAGTAACCTTAGCTGTATTCTTGACAGCACTAAGGACTCGGTCGATGTGAGCTGCTTGCTGTTTAGGTGTAGTCCTGTTCTTGAAATATTCTGAAAGGTTCGCTTCAATGAACTTCCGCATTGCGATATCGGGTGAGGACGTTGCGGATGCGTCAGGGAATTTCACGCTAAAGCTATCCCTGATTTTAGTCCTATCTTTTCCACCCTTGTTCAATTCCACCGTATCACGCTGCTTGCCGTCAGCATCATTATCAACCGCCTGTACAGTAGATGTATTGACAGGAATGGGCTCGACAAAAGAAGTGTCTCTTTCAGGAAGGTTTTCATACTTTTGTTCAATGACCTTGTCATCAGCGTCAGGAACCCCGTTAATCGTGTTGTACACACCGCCGATAGGGCCAACACCAGCAAGAGCGGCAGCACCTACCTTGATTGCGTTCTTAACCCTAGGATAGTTGTCCAGATGAGACAACTTGTCGTACATTCCTTTCCAGTCAATCGCTTCGTAAACGGTAGAGTGGAGGTCGCAAATCGCTTCTAGCTGTACTTTGGGGAGGCCAAGCTTCGATATGGCCTGACGGAATTGGTCTTCTTTGGTCATGAAACATCCGTGAGTATTCAGAAATAGTTTATAAAGTCGGATTCTGGCTGCCCAGGTTATAAACTATTCGATGATTAGGTGATGCTTTATGAGACCATTTTACTACGTTCGCACAATTGAGAAAATCCTTATTGGACTTATCGACATGTTCAATAACATGTATGTCAACAAGTATGATGACATGAATCGTGTTGACTACTCTAGGAGTGCAAAAATTCCAATCATCACCCACAACAACGCCAACTTTACGAACTTCTGGTCGTCTACTCAGTACAAGCAGCAGACCGTAGCCTACCCGATAGGGGCTATCCGTTTCGTAAGCAACGCCCCTGATGCAACCAACAGGCCACAGCCGACCTATGCGAGAGAGATTTTCTGCAGGTCAGCTGACCGATGGATTAGGGACATCCAGCCGACTCCGTACACATTCAACTTCGAGTTGCAGTTTCAGGCGGACAACATTTCCGATATTTTCCAGATAAAGGAGAACATCGAGCCCTACTTCAACGAGTACAGGACCATCGTAATCAAGGAATGGGATTTCGCACCAGAGATACCTCGACCAGTTATCGTGGTCGTCAATAGTAATACGACAGAACTTAATGATGAAGTTACCGACTCCGATGCACAACAACAGGTTTACAAGGTTACTTACCCGATTACTTGCTACGGTGTTTACCACAGACCGTATGAAACACCAGAGATGATTAAGTACGCCGAGATGAACTTCCATATCGACGAAGACCTCATCCACAGGGAACAACTCCTTGTCTACCCGAGCGACATTATCCAGCAGAAGAAAAAGCTGTGGGAAACCGTGTGCCCGACTATCAGGGAGGGTTACTCAATCTTGCATACTCTGTCTACAACACTGATGCAAAAAGAGGATGCCGACGGTTCCAAATACTACGAGGACGTGTCACTAAAACAACTCCTGCTATTTGACCGTTTCACTACGACAACCTACCACGAAGGTTTGAAACTTTGCGGGGTTGACGAGTACAACTCGGAGACTCCTGGGGTTCCTTATGATGACCCCAAAACAGTCGATAACCCACAGACAGACAATGAAACATCGCCCGACTACTACGTACTACCAAAGGATTTTGACAAAAATGGCATCCCGATTTACACCTATTGCGAATCGGTTACGGACGACATTACGAGACCTGCAGAAGTTCCGTCGTTCGACCTACTCCGTTTCAACTTCGATTACGATACGCCGCACGAAAGTGACCTGAGCGGCTTCGGACGTGACTTTGTTGCCGTCAATGACGATACAAGAAAGTTCATTCCGAACATAGCCCCTGGCAACGGGCAGGAAGTCGAAGGCGGATATGCCGTCGAAGACTACGTTGATTGGAGCAAGATTCTCAACTGGTTTGGTGACAACGCCAAAGGCGACATCGAGTCGTCATATACATTCAAGGCGACCATCCAGTTTGTAGAGGACACCCCAGGTGATACCATCTTCCAGTACCTCAGCAACGATGAAACGACCCTTTCCGACGGAACGGTAATTCCAGAGGGCGAAGTGTGGTTCGACTGGGGAATGATGAACGGCAGGCTATACTTCACGTACCATACGGCAAGCAAGTACAAGACGTTCGTATCGGACGTTATCAACCCGAACAAGGAAACCATCTATTCATTCTATTTTGCCCTCTATGACAAGGGAGACAAGGGAATGTTCGGTGTAAAGACCAATTTTAGCGAAACAATGATAGCCCTCAATACGGTTGAGGCTAATTAGGAGATTTCACAATGAATTTGTTTGAATCACAGATTAACCTGTTGAACATCAGCCCGACGGCAAAGCAGACCGTCATCGAACTGCGGAAGATATGCCTTGAAAGCGAAGCTGATGGCATGCCTACGATAACCCCAGGTGTTTCGAAGGACAACAGCAGGGAAGCACTTGCTGCAATCAGGGACACCGTGCGTAAGGCAGCGGGCGAGATTGGAGACAATTACTACAAGAGTGGAGAAGCAATCGTTCCTGCATACCTTGCAAAAATCAACGAGTATCGCAAGGGAATCGAACAGAAGTATGGTCCCAAGTACGGCG